GCTGAAATAGCCTTTGATGAAATTGAACAAGAAATTAGACAAGCAAACCAGGCACAGCAACAGTTCAATAATGATATTAGGAATGGTCAAGGGGCTGCTGATGGGTTATTAAGAAAGATTAAAAGCATGGCAGCAACAGTTGGACTTGCTTTCAGTGCAAAGAAAATAATTGACCTGGCTGATTCAATGACTGCTACAACTGCAAGGCTTGACCTTATGAATGATGGGCTTCAAACTANTGAACAACTTCAAAGAATGATACTTCAATCAGCTAATGCTTCCAGGGGTGNATATCAAACCACAGCNGATGCAGTTGCTAAAATGGGTATTTTGGCAAAGGATGCTTTTAGTTCTAATNCTGAAGTTATTGCATTTGTTGAGCAGCTAAATAAACAGTTTGCTATATCAGGAACAAGTGCCCAGGGAATTGATGCTGCAATGCTTCAATTGACACAGGCAATGGGGCAAGGTGTATTAAGAGGGGAAGAATTAAACAGTGTATTTGAACAAGCACCAACTATAATTCAATCAATAGCTGATTATNTTGATGTTCCTATTGGGCAAATAAGGAACCTGGCACAAGAAGGCTTAATTACTTCTGATGTTGTTAAAAATGCAATGTTTGCTGCTGCTGATGAAACCAATGCAAGGTTTGAGCAGATGCCTATGACATTTGGACAAGTTACAACAGTTATTGGGAATACCTTACTTCAGACCTTTGAACCAGTTATTCAAACTATTGGTAAAGGGGCACAGTGGATATATGANAACTGGTCAACCCTGGAACCCATATTTTGGGGGCTTACTGCTGCTGTTGGTGCTTATGCTGCAATGACAGCAATTAAAACTGCTGTTACCTGGCTTTCAGTTGCAGCAAATAGGGCTTTAATAGCAACAATGCTTTCCAATCCTATTATGTGGATAGCTTTAGCAATAGGTGTTTTAATCGGAATGATTTATAAATGGGTTCAATCAGTTGGCGGGCTTGAAATAGCCTGGAAAATTGCCATGAATGGAATTCTAACAGCCTGGGATTGGGTGAAGATAGGCTTTTTCACAGGTGTATATTGGATTCTTGATTTGTGGGATAAACTGAAGCTTGGAATAATGACAGCAGTGGTTGGAATACAAAATTTCATGGGTGACATGAAAGCTGGTGTATTAGGCATCCTTCAAAGTATGGTTAATGGTGCAATTGGAATAATTAATAACTTCATTAACCTACTGAATAAGATTCCAGGGGTTTCAATAGATGCCATCCAGGAAGTTACCTTTGGAACTACTGCAAAGATAGAAAATGAAGCAGCAAAAAGAGCAAGGGAAGCTGATTTAAAAGCTTACAGGGATGAAATTGAATCAGCTATTGCTGCAAGGGATGCTTCATTGGCACAGATGAAACTGGATGCAAGAACAGCAACTGCCCAAAGACAGGCTGAAATTAATGCCATGAGAGCAGAAGCAGCAGCAAAACAAGCTGAAGGTGGTTTCTCATTTGATTATGATAATATGATGAATAATATTGCTGACATAGAAGCTAATACAGCAGCTATGAGGGATTCCATGGAAATAAATGAAGAAGAATTAAAATATATGCGTGACCTGGCAGAAAGAGAAACCATTAACCGTTTTACTACTGCTGAAATTAACATTGATTTAGGTGGTGTAACCAACCATGTAAGTCAAAACACTGACCTTGATGGTATAGTAAATTACCTTGAAGAAAAGCTTTATGAAACCATGGAAGTTGCAGCAGAAGGAGTGCATTGGTAAGTAATATAATATGGGTAAAGAAGCTATTTTATAAATAAAAGAGAGGTGTGTTATAAATGAATATATATAATGCAGTAGTTGATATTGAGGTAAGAAGTGATTTATATGATGAAAAATATTTTCAAATATTGCGTGAGCTTCAATCTGAAATAAGTGGGAAGGTAGACACCAATATAAGATTAGTTGTAAATCGTAGTAATGTGGACTTGGCTATCCAAAAAATAAAGGAATTAAGAGAAGGACATTATATAACTGAAGTCAAAAAGCAGGAACTCATAAACAGATTACTTTTGTTTAAGAATCGGTAATATGGGTTAAGTTAGAGATAAATAAGCTTAATAATACAAACAATATGAAAAGATAACTATTGAGAGATTTGTAATGTCCTAAAAAAAAGGGATATACACAAATGACAATCCCCTACCTGGTAAAGTGGGGGCTTTTTTTTATGTTATAATACTATAATAAGAGTGTTAGGGGTGAACCGTAATGAAGATAAATGAAATAAATCAATCTTGCCAACCAATACCAAGCTTTNTTGATAGCCCATATTTTGTGGAAGAACCTTTTAATTGGCATCTGAAGGAAGATGCACCTGAAGAATTAAAAAAGGAATTTGAAGAATACATGAAAAGTGATTATGAAGAAATCGGTGTGATACCATGTCCAAAATAATTGCAAAGGGGAAATACTTAGGGGTTGAAAGACAGGTTGAATGTTTCCTGAAAGATGGTTTATTGATTGTTGAAATTGATGGAGAATTTAACCAAGAAGCACAAAATGATTTTATTATAAAGCTGAAAAAATGCCCTGCATTGGGTGGAACATATTATCCACCTGAAAATAGCTTATTAGCAGCTTATAGTGTACTTGAAAATACATTTTTTGATGATTCACCAATAGAAATTAAAACTGAAGGTGATATTGGTAAAATTCCAACTTATGATGTTGATGATATAGTGTATTAAGGGATGGTGTATAATGTTCTATATTCCAAAAGACTGGTTAAAAGATAGAAATAATGAAAAGGCTGTTCATAGTATATTGGAACAGTATTTAGGCAATTCAGATTTAAAGCCTGAAGGCTTTGAAAATGATGTTGAATTAGTTTTTAATGAATTAGAAGCTATTGGAGAAGCAATTATCATTGAGAAAATAAAAGATGGAACTTTGAGAAATTGCTAAAACCTTCTAAAATCGTTTTTAAGGCATTTTAATATAAAAGGATATATAAATGTATTACCTTAACATTTTAAAGCGAATTTAGGACGATTCTGAAGGTATGATAAGGGAAAATAGAAAGGAATCTAAAGTCAATGAAAATAGAATTTGATGAAAAGCAAATTGCAGAAGCAATTATAAATGAACTAAAAAGGCATAGTTTCATTGGTGAAAAACAGAATGTTACTATAATTTACAATGCTGAATCAAATAATGTGCTTTATACAGTTTCTGAAGTTGCCAAACTAATTAAATCAAGTCCTTCTTATGTATACGAATTGATAAAGGCGGGATTACTTCCAGCGTTGAAACTTGGAAGCTATAAAATTAGAAGAACAGCATTATTGGAATTTCTTGAAAAATATGAAGGTAAAGATTTGACTGACCCCAATAATATAAAAAGCATTGAAAAACAAAATATTGGAAATGAAGCAAAACAATAATTGATAATCAAGCTTTGACAGTATATAATCTTTATAGTAAAGACTAAAAATGATAATAAAGACACCATAAACAACCAGGTAAAATGAGCGTACTAAAATCGTACTAATATTTTCTGAAGCCTGGTTTTTTAATTGAAAATAGAAAAAATAATGGCAGGAAATGCACTAAAATCAATTGTTGATTTTAATGAAAATATCTTGAGCATAGAGTGGGAGTAAGAAAATCGCAGGTTTAAGCAACTTGCAAGTAATAAAGTAGTGTATGATTTTAGCTAAAGGTTTGGCTGTCATACACTACTTTTTTGTTTATTAAGGTATAAAAAGATAAGATAATGCAACTGAGATATGCAAACTACATAAAATGCTGTGTTTTCTCTAGTATGTTTGTTTAGCTGCTTCACTAAATTATAATTAGCAGCAGAGCACCATAATCCGAACATTAAATCAAAAAAATAAAAAAATGTTCAAAAAATCATTGACATTTTAAAACATTATGCTATCATTAAGATGTACAAGCTAATATTTAGCTCATATATGTCTCATAATAAGGTTGAGACGTTTCTACAAAATGACCGTAAATCATTTGGCTATGAGCGAAAGTGTACCTAGGGTTCCGGAGATTTAATCTCGTCTGGTTCGAGCGGTACAGATATTATCTTTTGATAGTATTACACCGAAGGGAGAAAAGCCCAGTCGGCTAGGTTTCGCTTACCTACCGTACTGGGTATAAGATTTTCTAAGAGGTGATATTATGGAATTGGTATACGAGGGCAAAACCAAAGATATATACAAATTAGAAGATGGTAATTACCTTTTTAAGTTTAAAGATGATGTAACAGGAGAGGACGGAGTATTTGATCCAGGTGGAAATACTGTAGTATCTAAAGTTGAGGGTATGGGAAAATCAAACTTGAAAATGTCTAAATTTTTCTTCGAAAAGCTAAAAAACCTGAACATTCCCACTCACTATATAGAAGCGGATTTAGCTAATAACACCATGACAGTAATGCCTGCAAAGTTATTTGGTATGGGTGTTGAGGTAATACTTAGATACAGAGCAGTAGGCAGTTTTATTCGTCGCTATGGAGCCTATGCAAAGGAAGGACAAGCTCTTGATGGATACATTGAGGTTACTTTGAAAGATGATGAAAGAAATGATCCATTAATTACAGAGGACGGTCTAGTTATGCTAAATATAATGACTAGGGAAGAGTATAAGGAAGTCAAAGAGCTAACTAAAAGAATTGCAAAGGTAGTTAAGGAGGAGCTAGAAAGAAAGAGACTGGAATTGTACGATATAAAGTTTGAGTTTGGCAGAATTGGAGAAGACAATCATATTGGGCTTATAGATGAAATTTCTGGAGGGAATATGCGTGTCTATAAGGATGGAAATTATATAGAACCTCTTGCATTAGAAAAGTTAATGTTTGAAGAATAGTTGAATGTTTTGCTCATATAAGTCTCAAAATAGGGTTGGAACGTTTCTATAAAATGGCCGTAAAGCATTTAGCTATGGGCGAAACCATACCTGGAGGTTCTAGATCCAGTTGGGTAGGTTTCGCTAACCTATTCAACTGGTTTTTAATTTGCGGTAGGGATAATAGGTTATAAAACT